CAATAAAGCATTATCCATATTTAATCAATTAAGACCCGTATCTGTAGGATTCGATAGCATCTTCAATCATTTTGAAAAAATGTTTGACGATGAATTTCATTTTCCAACGGTAAATTATCCACCTTACAATATTGTTAAGACTGGAACGTATACTTACAATATAGAAGTAGCACTTGCAGGCTATAGTAAGAAGGATATTTCTGTAGAATATGCAGACGGCATCTTAATGATTAAGTCTATCAAGGACGAAAAATCTGACGATAAAAAAGACGGAGTGATTCATAAAGGTATTGCAAAAAGATACTTTTCAAAATCTTTTACCATCGCCGACGATGTAAAAATCGAAGACGCTGAATTAAAAGACGGATTACTTAAAATTTATCTGATGAAGATAGTTCCTGAAGGCAAAAAGCCGAAAAAAATAACTGTAAAATAAGGGTATCAAAAATTACAACGCTTCGCGCGTATATCCTACATTTTCGGGGATGTAATGTCCCCGAGAATGATTTTATTATATTTCCTCATATTATCTATGGCCCATAAGGGCTGGAGATTAGTATAATGAAAACATTTCTTCTGTTGTTCAGAATCTGTTAAATCAAAAGCAGTACATGGAATAATATGATCTATATGCCACATCCCATGATTTTCTCTTGTCATTCCATCTTGAAATAAAGATTCAAGACGTTGCCATACAATTTCTATATTTTTTACCCCCAGTAAATTCATAGTGGAAGCAGATTTATTTTTGCCCTTTAAAGCATTAAGCATTCTTTTTCGTAGAGTATCTAATATTTTAAAGGAAGGGTTTGTCTTTCTTCTTTCTCTAGCATACCTTGTATTGTTCTCTGATAATCGTTCTTTATTTTTAAAATAATATTTTTTATTGTATTCTCTACACGCCTCCTGATGGATCGAACGATATTCTCTTTGGTACTTTATTCTTTTTTCCCTGTTTTTTAAATAATATTTTTTTTCAGATAATTTTACTTTCTCTTTATTTTTTTTCTTCCATTCTTTTTTTTGTATAGCTATTTTTTCTTTATTTTTTAAAAGATACTCCTTGCGATTATTCATATCCAAGCTTTTAACTCTTCACCCATAACTTGGGTGGCGATGTTTACTTTCTTGCGGAGGGCTTTAACGATTCTTTCGTCAACAGTGTCTTCCGCAAGGATGTCAATATAAGTCATGGGTTTTGTTTGACCGATTCGGTCTATTCGTGCTTCAGACTGAGTTCTTTTTTCTAGATCGTATCCATTAGAATAATAAATCATATTCGATGCACCCGTTAAAGTTATTCCATATCCACCCGTTGCAGGTGTTCCAATAAAAAATCTTACTTTTGGATCATTTTGAAATTTACTGATATTGTCTTGTCTTTCATCTTGTGGTGTTAAACCATAATAGTCAACACAACACCCTTCTCCAAATTCTTTAACAACTACCTTGATTATATTTTTTACGTCATTTTGCCAGTGAGCCCAAATAACGGTTTTTCCTTCAATTTCATATAGAAGATCAATAAGTTCACTAGTACGATTATTATTAATTTCCTGAACCGTGCCATCATCCGCTTTAAAATATCCACAAGTTATTTGCTGTAACCTCATAAGTTGAGTCAGAACAGTAGCTGTCGTTATCATTTTACCATTCATTTCCGCTAAAGCCATTTGCTTCATCTGCTGATAAACTTTTTGTTGATCAGGTGTTAGTTGAACAATACGTTTCATAAATGTTTTAGAAGGTAGATCCAAGCAATCATCTTTTAATACTCGATGGGAGAAAGGTTTAAGTTTCTCGGCTAATTCATCAAGGTGTCTGTAACCTACAACAATTTGTACAGATCTTCCGCTAAAATTAGCAGTTCGCATTAAAGCATAACGCGTTCTAAAACTATAGTAAGAAGCATGGTTTAACAGATAAGGATCTAGAAAAAAACATTGAGTATACAAATCCAATGGAGACTTTGTAACAGGAGAACCTGTCAAAATTCTTCTATATTTACCAAGTTTAGATAAACTTAAAATATTTTTAGTTCTTTTGGCACCTGGATTTTTAATGGTTGTAGATTCATCGATTGTAATTAAAGTATTATGCGAAAGTAAAAATTTAGTTGCAAAATCAACTCCTTTTTTAGTGGATAGCGCTTCTACATTCATAATAAGAATATGAAGGTCTACTCCAGTTTCAAATAAGGTATTCAACTTTTTTTGTTGACCTTTATTGATCATAGCCTGCCACAAAACAACTTTCTTTTGTATATGATTGACTAAATGAACAGGTATTTCAGCATCATACCAATTTTTATAAACACCTTTAGGTGCAATAATTAAAGCACCATTAATTTTACCTTTGTCATAGAGCATAGCAATATTGTCTAGTAAAACCTTAGATTTACCAGTACCCATTTCCATGAAATAGGCAAACACTTCTTTATTCCATGACATTTCCAACGCTTTTAATTGATGTGCGTATGGCTTTGTCTTAAATTTGTAATCCATAATTTTTTCTGCTATTCTTTCTTGACAATGAATATAATAACATTTATATAGAAGTCAAGAAAGTTATGCAAAAAGAAAGTATAGTTTACGTATTACAAGAATTACCCGGGACACGAATCGGTCGTCCTAAGTATAATATTATGGGCGCTCTTAAATATGGTAAATTAAAAGTTCTTTTAGAGGAAGATACACAAATTGTTTTAAGTCCTGGACCAATTGTATTTGAATTAAGACGATTATTAAAAGATTACAACTCAGACGATTATTTATTATTATCAGGTGATCCTTCTGTAATAGGACTTGCATGTGCAATTGTATCTGATATAAACAACGGCAGATTTAATTTGTTAAAGTGGGATAGACAGGAGAAAGTGTACTATCCATTAGAAATAAACTTATACGAGAAAGGTAAAATAGATGAATGATATAAACTTTGAAAAAGATAGAGTGGACTCGGTAACTCAGATTGATTCAACAAAAAAATTATCTGATGAAGTTATTGCATTAAGAAATTTAGAAAATCAGGTTACTGAATCTGAAAAACATGTTAAAAGTTTAAAAGAAAAAGCTAGAGAATTATCTCAGGTGGTCATTCCTAAAATGATGCAAGAAATGAATATTACAAAATTAAAATTAAAAGATGGTGCTTCAATAGAAGTAACCAATTTTTATAGTGCCCGAATAACTCCTGAAAAACAGGAAGAGGCATTTAACTGGCTTCGAGAACATGGCTTGGGGGACATTATTAAAAATGATGTAACCGTTACCTTTGGCCGTGGCGAAGACAACAAGGCATCGGCTTACGCCGTCCTTGCAAAAGGTCAAGGATATGAACCCGTCCAGAAAATAGGGGTTCATCCTCAGACACTTAAAGCGGTGGTTCGCGAGCGGACTGAATCTGGACAGGACATGCCCGCGGACCTCTTTAACACGTTTGTAGGTAACCAAACAAAAATAACTAATAGGAGTAACTAGATGCTAGATAATAGTAGCGAGAAACAAGTAGCTGTGAAAAAAGAAGCGGGTCTGCCTTCAGACGCGTTATTTGAAGCAGATGCTAAACTAGGTTTTGAAAATGTAGATCAAGAGAGTGTTGCTCTACCTATTTTGAAACTTTTACAAAACGGATCAGCGGAGGCACAAAAAAAACATGCAAATCATGTTGAAGGTGCTGAACCTGGTATGTTTTTTAATACGGTGACAAGAAAATTGTATGACGGAGAAAAAGGCATACAAGTTATACCTTGTCATTACAGATTGGAATATCAAGAATGGGCCGACTTCGGTACTGGCTCAGGAAGACCAGAAAATATATTTCCTGGTAACAGTGATATTCTTTCTAAAACTACAAAAGATGCTATGGGTAAGGATAGATTACCAAATGGTAATTATATCCAAAAGACTGCTCAACACTTTGTTATCATTTCAGATGGTATAAGTGCTGAAACAGCTTTAATTTCCATGTATTCATCACAAGCAAAGATTTCCAGAAAATGGAATTCAATGATGATGAGTATTACCAAAAATGGTAAAGATGGACCCTACACTCCGCCACCTTTTAGCCATATCTATAAGTTATCTTCAGTAGAAAATACTGGAAAAGGTAATGTATGGTATGGATACAATGTTCAAAAGGTAGGAGAAGTTAAAGATGCTAATCTCTATAAACGAGCAAAAACATTTTACGAAAGTTGCCGTAGAGGAGATCAAACATCAAACGGTAAGGCTTCATAAATTTCCACACCGGTTGGAAACAGGGCGGCTGAGACCTAGCGGCGAAGCCGCCCGCAAAATGTTATGATGAAAGAGTTTAAAGACATATTTGAAGGATTAAATTGTGCTTATGGACAATATATTCCTAGCAATAATTATTCCGAAAACGGAAAACAGAAAGGAAAACCTTTTACTGTTAAAAAACAGGTTACTGATTCTCTTTGGAAAAGTCACTTAGAAGGAAAGGAACCTGCTTTAGGTATTATACCCATCAATGAAAAAAGTCTATGTAAATGGGGATGTATTGATATCGATCAGTATAATTTTAACCATAAAAAATTTATAAGAAAGATAAAACAAAGAAATCTTCCACTGATTGTTTGCAGGTCTAAATCTGGTGGAGCACATGTATTTTTATTCTCAGAAGAATTTATATCCGCAGCTTTAATAAGATCAAAATTAAAAAGAATGGCTGCAACATTAGGCTATTCTGAATGTGAAATATTTCCAAAACAGGAATATATATTAATTGAAAGAGGAGACACAGGTAGTTTTTTGAATCTTCCTTATCATGGAGGAGACAAAACAACACGTTATGCTTTTAAAGACAATGGTGAAGCGGCTACTTTAAAGGAGTTTATAGATTTATATAATCAATACAAACTGTCCAAGAGAAAACTTGAAAGCTTAAAAATAGAAAGTGAGAAAGATCAAAGTATTAAAGACGGTCCACCTTGTCTACAAATTTTATGTAAAGAAGGATTTCCAGAAGGAACTCGAAGTAATGGACTTTATAATCTTGGAGTTTATTTAAAAAAAGCAAATTCAGATACATGGCAAACAGATTTAGGAACTTACAATACAAAATTCATGAAGCCACCTTTAAGCCCTCAACAGGTCATGACAACCATCTCTTCTCTTAATAAAAAAGACTATCAATATAAATGTAAAGACCAGCCAATCTGTAATTTCTGTGATTCATTAACCTGTCAAACTAGAAAATTTGGAGTAGGCAATGGCACAATGATGCCCGATGTTTCTAATTTAAGAATCTTCACGTCTGATCCTCCTATTTGGTTTATTAATGTTGGTGGAAAAACCGTTGAAGCTGACACTAAAACACTAAGAAATTTTGATTTGTTTGATGAAGCATGCATGGAACAGATTAGAGAAAAGCTACCTATCATACCAAAACATTTATGGGGAAGAAAAATTGGAGAACTATTTAAGCAAGTGGAAGAGATAGAAGCTCCTGAAAGTTTAACTTTTAAGAAACAACTGGAAGAGCATTTAGAAAATTTTACAACGGATCGAGCAGCAGGAAAACAAAAGAGTGATATTAACCGTGGTGTCTCCTGGACTGATGAAGGAAAAACTTATTTTAAATTTAAAGATTTTTGGAATTACTTACAACGAACACGTTCTTGGAATATGGAAAGAAATAAAACTTCCCATAAAATTCAAGAACTTTTTAATGCAAAAGAGACTGTTTTAAAAATTTCTGGCAAATCAGTTAAAGTCATGGTCATCGACGCATTGGAAGTAAGTAAAACAAATGACAAACCACCAGAAATAGAAAGGCCATCGTTCGCCAAATGAAAAAAAGAATAATTATTCCAGGTCCTCCGGGAACTGGCAAGACTTACAGACTAATAAACACTTACTTAAAAGAGGAAGTGAAAACACATAAAACTCCCGTTAAGAAAATAGGATTTTTTACATTCAGTAAAAATGCTTCTGAAATAGCTAAAAGAAGAGCTATGAAATTTTTAACTAATATAGATTGGGATGAAGATTTAAAATATTTCTCAACGCTTCATGCATTGGGATCAAGAGAATGTGGAATTGATACTAATACACAACTTTTAAAAGGAAAAAAATGGGATCTATTTAAAGCTTATGTTGGAGGTTTCGCAGAAAGATTAAACTTCGACTCGTTTACCACTGATGATGGAAGCATCATCTATGGCAATGAATACATGAAACTTATTAACTTGGCACGATCAAGAAAAATTACCTTAGAAAGTCAATATAGTCTTCAAGAACATCTACAGGACATTAGTTTTAAAGACTTAGAATATTTAAAAGATTGCTTAATTAAATATAAAAAAGAAAATCAGATGTATGAATTTATAGACATGATTTCTGTATTTAAAGAAAAAGAAAAATGTCCTCCTCTAGATGCTGTTTTTCTAGACGAAGCACAAGATTTAAACAATCTTCAATGGGAAATGTTTCATTATATTGAATCAAAAGTAAAACGATCTTACATAGCAGGAGATGATGATCAGGCTATTATGGGTTTTCAAGGAGCAAACTCGGCTCACTTTGTCAAACTTCACTATGATAAAGAAACAGAAGTTGATAAATCTTTAGTAAAATCAAGAAGAGTTCCTAAATCTGTTATTAAAATAGCTAAAAGTATTTTAGAAAAAATTCCCTCTAATGAAAGAATTATTAAGGAATGGCTACCGACTGATCACGAAGGAACAGTTTCCTTCATTTCAAATTATGAAAGTATAGATTTTAGTAAAGGAAAATGGCTTATTCAAACTAGAACCAATAAAATGTTAGAACCTATTAAAGATTTTTTTGAAGATAAAGGATTTTATTATTCTAGTAAAAAAGGAAATAATCTAATTAGTAAAGATTTATTAATTGCTATAGATTCTTGGACCAACCTCAATGAAGGTCTATTGATTCCTGTTAAACTGGCAAAACGAATGTATTCCCATATGACAGTTACAGGAGGTAAAATAAAAAGAGGCTTTGGCAACGGAGGATCCTTTAAAGAAGTCATGGAAGAAGTTGTTTGCCTCGATGATCTAAGAAAAAATCA